TAATGGGGGAGTGGAGTTTCTAGCAGTTTTAAAAACTATGGAAACATTAGTATCAATCACAATGAATCTAAATGGAAACTTTGATATCTATGCTACAACAGATAAAGGAACTGCATCTCTTAATGATCAGCCTGTAGATACATTAATTAATTTTCTCCATATCTTTTATACAAATATGCAACATGATGAGGATATATTATTAAAAGAAGCACTAAATCAAACAACATACAGGAAAGCTGCTAAAAAAATGCACTATAGAGAGTTATTTGGTGATGATTCAGCTATTTAATGGAGATTGCTTAGAAGTTATGCAGGAGATGACTGATAATTCTGTTGATTATGTTTTAACTTCTCCACCATATAACAGAAAAAGAAATGACAAATATAAATTATATAATGACCAAATAGCAGATTATTTTACTTTTAATCAAGAAGTTATTAATCAATTATTAAGAATTAGCAAAAAACATATATTTTATAATATACAAACAAATTTTTATAACAGAGATACAGTTTATAAATTAATAGGATATTTTAACAAAGATATAAAAGAAATAATTATTTGGGAAAAATCTAATCCAATGCCTGCAGCTGGTAATGCAATGACTAATGCTGTTGAATATTTTATTGTATTAGGAAAAGAATCATTAAAAAGCAACACTACATATACAAAAAACATTATTACAAGTTCAGTTAATTCTAAAATGCCTAAGATACATAAAGCTGTTATGAAACAAGAGATTGCAGATTATTTTATAAAAACATTTACAAAAGAAAAAGATATTATATTAGATCCATTTATGGGTATAGGAACAACAGGAATTAGTTGTGTTTCAATGAATAGAGATTTTATTGGAATAGAGTTAATAAAAGAATATTATGATATATCAGGGCATAGAATACAAGAAACATCAGAGAGTTAAGTTTGTAATTCCAACAGATTTTAGAATTATAGATCCACAAACAGATGAAATAAATTGGAGATATGGAGTAATTCAATTCTTTAGCAAAAAAACTAAAGCAGCTTGGATATTAGAGGATAATGCTAAAAAAAACATTCAAATTTCATTATTCTGTGTTTTACCTGTAAATTAATGGTATGACAGAGAACAATGGCAATAGTTATACTCAAAAAGAGATGACAGCTAAGATTATGCTTGATATAGAAAAGATTTTTAATAAATTAGATGAACTTCAAAAAGAATTAAACACAAGACCAACTAGACAAGAGATCTATGGTTGGATTATTGCAGGTATATCTATTGCTACATTGATAACAATATTGATGTAGGAGAGAAGTGGCAACATTAAAAATAGATACTAAAACAATAGTTCCAATAATTGCAACAATGATACTTAGTGCATTTGGTTGGGTATTTAATTCAATAGAGGAAATTAAATCTCATCAGAATGCTTGTGATGCAATGGTAATTGAAATGAATCAAGAACTAGATATGCTTGAAAGTAATTTTACTGAGCTATTATTTAAACTTAATGGCTAATAGTTAATTAATTACAAGTTATAATATTTCTATGGATTATATAGATGATATGTCTTTAGCTCTACCTAATCAGCAACAGGTTGGAGAATCAAATATAGATTTTAAAAGATTTCAATATTATTTAGGTTTAGGAGCTGCTAGAACACTACCTCAAGTTGCACAAAACTTCAGTTTGTCAGAGAGGAGAATATATCAAATCTCTGCTAAAAATCAATGGCTAGATAGAGTAAAAGCTATTAATAAGATGTTAAATGAGCAGATAGTATCAGAAGTTTATGCTCAAGTAGGAGAAACTGCTAGAGATCTAGCTGATAATTTAAAACCTGTAATATTTAAAGTTATTAATGAAATTTCTGAAAGAGATCTAGCCTCTATGAATCCAACAGAGCTTAAAGGTATATTGGATGTTTGTTATAAGATAATTAGCCAGATTTATGGAATGGGCAATCCACAAGTTCAAGTAACACAGATAGAATATCCACAAATCAAGTTTAAATGGGATTGGGAGCAGGATGATGAGCCAGATTATTGATTATTATAAAGAATTAAAACTAGGATCTGAGGAAACAAAAGCAAAAGATAGAGATTTAAGAATTTTATCTCTTGGTGCAGGTGTTCAAAGTTCTACTTTATTTTATAAAATACTTAATAATGAAATAGAGCCTGTAGATTGTGCAATATTTGCTGATACAGGTAATGAGCCAAAAGCTGTATATGATTATTTAGAACATTTATCAAATCTTGCTGATTTTCCTGTTCATATAGTTTCAAAAGGTAATATTATTAATGATTCTTTAGCAGTTGCAGAAAAAGGAACAAACAAAGGTTTTTTAACAATGCCTGTAAAAGGTGTTGATGAAAATGGCAAACAAGTTATGGGTAGGAGGCAATGCACTAATGATTATAAAATTCAGCCAATAAATAAAAAAATTAGAGAATTATTAGGAGTAAAAACATTAAGAGGCTTTAATGTTGAAGTAGTTATGGGTATTTCCTTAGATGAAATACAAAGAGCAAGAGAGCCAATAAATAAATGGCAGATAAATTGTTATCCATTAATAGAAAATAAAATAACAAGACATCAATGCTTAGAATATATTAAAAAACATAATTATAAAACACCTCCCAGAAGTGCTTGTATTGTATGCCCATATCACAGCAATAAAGAGTGGTTACATATGAAAGAGAATAATCCTGATGAATTTCAATTTGCTGTAAATTTTGATTTAAAAATAAGAACAACAAGCTCTAATGGTGTTAAAAATTATTTACATTCTAGTTTGAAGCCATTAGGAGAAATAGATTTTAACCAATATAAAGATCCACAATATAAGTTATTTGATGATGAATGTTCTGGGATTTGTGGAGTATGAGCCAGATTATTGAGGCTACTCCACCTGATCTACATTCTGGACAATTAGAAGTTATAAAAGCACTAGATGAACATAGGTTTATTATTGCTGTATGTGGTAGAAGATGGGGTAAAACTACTTTATCTTTAGTTGCTGCAATAGATCAGGCATTAAAAGGTTTAAAAGTATGGATTATCTTTCCTGTATATCCACAAGCTCTTGAAAGTTGGTTAAATCTGAAATCATTAGTTAGACAACTACCAGAGGAATATGCAGAAACAAGAGAAGTAGAAAAAAGGATTGTTTTAAAAAATGGTGGATCTATTCAGATTAAATCAGCTAATAAGCCAGAAACTCTTAGAGGTGCAGGTGGTATTAGCTTAATAATCTTTGATGAGGTTGCTTATCAAGATAAAGAAACTTGGGAAACAGTTAGACCAATACTCTCTGATTCACTAGGTAAAGCATTATTTATATCTACTCCAAATGGCATGAATTGGTTTTATGAACTCTTTGACAATGCTAAAAGGAGAGATGATTGGAAAGTGTTTCATTATCCTACAGAGCAATCTCCTAGAGTAAACAAAGATGAATTAGCACAAGCAAGAGAGGAGTTAGGCTCATTAGTATATGCTCAGGAGTTTTTAGCAGAGTTCACAGAGGTAGGACACATGTTTAAAAGAGAATGGTTTAAATATTATGATGTTATTGAGGGAGATGATCCAGAATATATCTTAGATGATGAGATAGTAAAGCATAGTGAGTTAAGTATCTTTGGCACTATGGACACAGCATTAAGTATTAAGGAAACTGCTGATTATTCTGTAATAATGGCTATTGGAACAACTCCTAGTGGTAAGCTATTAATAATGGATGTATTTAGAGCCAGATTAGAAGCTCCTGATCTACTCCCAAAGATAGAATCAATGATAAGTAAATACAACATGGCTTGGTTGGGAGTTGAGGATGCTTCTTTTGGTTTAGGTATTATTCAGATGGCTAGGAGGCAGGGTTTGCCAATAAGGAACTTAAAGGCAGATAAAAGTAAAACTGCTAGAGCTGTTCCTGCTGCTGCAGGTGTAGAAAATGGCTCTATATGGTTTTTGAAAAATGCTAAATGGCTTGTAGAATTTGAAAGAGAATTAACTAGCTTTCCATCCTCTGGATCTCATGATGATATGGTGGATGCTTTAGCTTATGCAGCTAGATATGGAATAGTTAGAAAAACAACATGGAGTGTAACTTAATTGGGTTTAACAGATAATATTAGAAACTTCTTTAGCAATCAAGAAGCTCAAACAGAGAAAAAACAATACAATAATTTTCCAACATCACAAGTAGTCTTTCCTTTTAACTCTGATGCAGGTTTCTTTAGTGGAGTAAATCAGATGAGCCCAGAGGGTAACTCTGCTGCTTTAGCTTGTTTAAATGTATTAGGAACTGCATTTAGTGAGCCACCATTAAAAGTTTATTTAAAAAATGATGAGGGAATGGAATATGTTCCAAATCATCCTGCTCAAGAATTATTAATGAATCCTAATCCAAATATGAGTAGCTCATTAATGAATAACTACATTGTTACTTCTATTGCTGTATCTGGAGATGCTTTCTTACTTAAATTAAGGAATGATGCAGGACAAGTAGTTCAGTTAGTTCCA